CTTCTTGCGAAGTTTCAGCACCTATGGAAGATGTAACTACTTACTCAATTGAGTTTGCAGGAACAGGCGCACCTACATTTGCAACAATAGCATAAATTAAACAAAACAAACTATGAACGGACTTATTGAAATTACAATGGGTGGCGAGGTTAGAACTTTAAAGTTCGGTAACTACGCACTAATGAGTTATAATGTTCTTACGGCAACAGATGCTGGAGAAACTAAAAAGTTAGATATTGACTATCAAATGATTGATTTTGTTAGGGATATAGCTTATTGCGGGTTAAAGAATTATTATAAAATAAGTAAAAGAACATTTGATGTTACTTTAGATGATGTTACCAATTGGATTGATGATATGGATTTATCTAACATTCAAACAATTATTGATGCTTGGACAAGTTCGTTACAAAGTAGCGAGTACATCCAAAACGGATTTAAGGCAATGTCAACTGGCGAAGAAGGTATAAAAAAAAAGTAACTTGGGATGATATAATCGACTTTGCCATTGGCGAGGTCGGTTTAATGCCCGATGAGTTCGAGGATATGACTTGGGCGAATTATCAAAGGTTACTTTTTAATTTCTTCAAGAAACAGGCTAATGAATGGGAACATACAAGAGCAACTTTAAGTTATATTAACAATGTTAATGTATCTAAAAAAAGCCAAATGAAAAAGCCTAAAGAAATTATGCCTTTGTGGACTGATAAGTTTGCTATAATGAATAGAGTGCCAAAGAAAATAACATCAAATGAAGAAAAACAACAAATCTTAAAGAAGTTACAGGATGGCAAACGAGAAATTAATAGTTGAGTTATCAGCACAAATACAAGGTCTTAAAACAGGCTTAGATAAAGCGTCAACAGAGATAGGTAAATTCAATACCGCTACAAATAACGCTACTAAAAATACAGAAAAAGATTTTGATGCAATAGGTACTTCTGCGGTTAAACTTGGTGGTATTATTGCTGGTGCTTTTGCTGGTGCTTCTATTATTAGTTTTGGGAGGTCAGTTATAGATACTACGGCTAAGTTTGAAACGATGGCTGCGGTATTAACTAATACTTTGGGGAGTGCATCTCAAGCACAAATGGCAATGCAAATGATAAACGATTTTGCTGCTCAAACTCCATTTTCAGTTGAAGAATTAACAGGCGCTTTCGTTAAATTAGCAAATCAAGGCTTTAAACCTTCTTACGATGAAATGCGTAAATTAGGCGATTTGGCGAGTTCTACTGGCAAGTCTTTTAATCAGTTAGCCGAAGCAATTTTAGATGCGCAGACAGGCGAATTTGAGCGTTTAAAAGAGTTTGGTGTTAAAGCATCTGTTGCAGGAGACCAAGTTACATTTGCTTTTAAAGGAGTATCTACAACGGTTGGCAATACTGCTGATGAAATACAAAAATATTTATTAGGGTTAGGGGATGTGCAAGGAGTTAGTGGTTCAATGGCTGCTATTTCTAAAACATTAGAGGGTAGAATTTCCAATTTAGGAGATGCTTGGACAACCTTAATGAAAAATATGGGCGATTCTAACTCAGGGGTTTTAAAAACTACCGTTGATAGACTTGGTCAGATAATTTCTGCTTTGAATATTATTGGACACGCTGATAATATGGCTGAAAGTTTAGGTATTGACCAAAGGGGTAAAAACTGGATGGATAATATTCCATTTGCAGAGTTACAAAACCTTTGGGGAGGGATGACTTTTGGGCAACAAGCAAACTTAAACCTTGTGGATTCTTATGATAAACTAAATGATTCTTTATCTAAAATTACTACATCAGGTGGGTTTAAAAACTTTATTGCAGATTTAGAAAAAGCAAGAGGTACGGTAGCGGAAACATCTCCTTACTATAAAATATATACTCAAAGTATTAATAATGCAAAAGATGCTTTAGAAGCATTAACAAAAGAAGAAGCAAAAGCAGCAGCAAAAGCAGCAGGGATAAAAGCAGCAGCAGCAAAAGAAGCAGCATTTAAAAAAGATATAAAATATGTAGCACCTACATTAGGTGTAGGTCAAATTCCAAATGCGCCAGTTTCTTTACCAGGTTTAAATATGGACTTTCAAAAAAGTTTTGAGGCTTGGAAAAAAGAAGAAGAACAAATTAAAGCAGTAAATGGTTATCTTGAGCAAAGAAATGAAATATTAGCTGCATCAACTATGATAATGGGTACTTTAACGAGTGGTTTAGAATCATTTTTTACCGTTGCTTTAGAAGGAGGATTCGATGCGTTTCAAGGTATATTAGATGCTTTAAAAAGATTGATGATAAAGTTAGCAGCAGCAATTGCAGCAGCAGCGATATTATTTGTTTTAACAGGCGGATTAAGTGCAGGTGGTTCTAAATTAGGTAATATTGGCAATATTGCTAAAACAATTGGAGGTTTAGGATTCAATCCTTTTACTTTGTTTAGTGGTGGAGACAATAGAGTGGCTATGCCTACTGCTTCAACAGGTCAAGGCGGTTACCAAGTTGATATAATGGGGGATAAAATGAGAATGCTTTTAGATAACGCAGCAATTAAAAATTCGAGGGTAGTATAATGTTTTACAATCATCTTTATAATTTACAATTCAAAGGTTTAGACCAAGTTGGTACTAACTATTTTTACAAGGTTAAATTTGAGAAGCAAGAAGCAACCGCAAGAACTCCTGATGTAATTGAATTAATACCAGCGCAGGATAGCGCATTTGTTTTAAATTATAAAGCTACTAAAGATAATATCTTTGCTCCTATTCGGTCTTCTTTTGCAGATATTAAGTGCTTTATACCTTACAATTCTCAAGTTCAGCCTTCTGATTTTTTCTTTGATAACGATGAATACTCTTTTAAAATAAGTCTTTACGAAAGTGATGGCACAACAGATGTTTTAAAATGGAGAGGATTTCTTTTACCTGATGTTATTCAATACGAATGGCAAGAGCAATATTATCTTCAATTAACTGCTACGGATAACCTTGCGGTGTTAAAAGATATTAAATATACAAGGTCTGATTACTATGCTTTATATGATGATACAAATGTAGATACTGGAATAAGTATAAGCGATTTTGTATGTAGGTTATTAAAGAAAACTGGGAGCGAATTAGATGTGGCTTTTTATAGTCAATTTAATATTAATGGAACTCTTTACAATCTTTCAAACTTAAAGCTATCTGAATATTCTTCTGTTAATTGGTCTACATTTGAGCCAAAGGATTGCTATTTTCTTTTAACATCTTTAATGGAATCTTTAGGTTGTATGCTTTATCAATCGAATAAGGATGCTACCTGGTATGTTATAGGAGTTAACGATGTCGCAGTAAATGATTTAGTTATAGATGGCAGCTTTAGTGTGGATGGTACTTTACCACAACCTTACGAATATTGGATTATTGATGGAGATGTAATTAATAACGAAACAGGAGGAATAAACGGTGGTCAATGTCCGCAAATATTTGGCGATAATGCTTCTTATGTTTATCAACCTTTAAGTTTTGCAGTTGGAGAATATATTATAGGATTTTGGGCAAAGAATTTTGATACAGGAACTACTCCAAAAGCGGTTGTAAGAATTGAAATAGATGGTGCTGAAGTATTTAGTCAAACAACTACTGATAATTGGGTTTATTATGAATTTAATTATAGTGCAAGTTCAGGTACATTTGATTTAAATTTCTTTAATAATAACGATGATACAACAGGCTATCTTTTAATTGATGATGTTTCGGTTAAAAAGCAGTTTCAAAATGGGTTAATTTACGATATTGATGGAACTTATATTGATACTTACACTTTTGACTTTTATTCATCTATTGGAAACGCTGGAAATGTTAAATGGTCTGATGTTAACCAGGTAGTAACTTTAAACAAAAGATTAACCAATGTGCAGTTTAAATATCCATATTATGAAAGAAACTTACTTAATAATTACGGATTTTTTAAAGATTATGCTTCTACAAGTGTTGACCCTACAAACTGGGATTCTTTTGGCTTTCCTACAAATTATGAGTTTTTTAATGCAACTGGAGAAAATAGACCTTTTGATAATAGAATTTTAGCAGTTACACAAAATCAAGATAGAGATGATGCAGTAGATAATTTAAGAGGATTAGCCAATGTATTTAGAATCTCAAATGCTGAAACTTTTATAAATTATTTTGCAGTTAAAATAGAATTTTCTTTATTCTTTGATGGTTCTCACAATCCTACCGATGGAGTTATTGTTAATTTTATTAAATCTCTTAACGGTTCTCCAGCTGGAGGGCAAACAAGATATTTAAGTTCAAATGGTGTTTTTGATAATTATGTTTCAAGTTCAAATTGGGATGGCCCATATTACATTGAAGCTAAAATGACAGATGAAGATAAATGGGCAAAGTTTAAATGCTTGTCTAAATTTGATAGAAATTCTTTAGATACTGGTTATGTAATGAACAACTATGGAACTTTTGTTTTAAAAACACAATTAAGCACAAATACAGCTGTAACACATACTACCTATTTTGATGATATTAAAGTAAGTATTATTCCACAAAACTACCAAAACACAAAAGGGTTTATTTATAATGCTACTAACATTCCTAACGATGCAACTTTAGTTAAGCCGTTTTCAAACACTTACAAAATAGAAAAAGGTCAGTATCACGGTGGTATAACTGATATTTATGAATCTCAAGTAATTGAAGATTTTATTGGTTACGAAGTTGGGGAATATAATTTAATTCAGAGTTCAACTAAATGGTTACGAACTTGGGAAGTTGTAACAGAAGATAATAGACCAAGACCATTACAAGAGTGCATTACAAGGTCAATTTTATCTTTTTATCAAGCTACCTGGCAGAAATTTACAGGCAATGTTTATGGTAAGAACATCAATTTTGGTCAAGTATTTAATATAGCTTTAGCACAAGGTCAACACTTTATGCACGAGGCATCTTTTGATTATGTTAACAATAAAACAAACATTACTCTACACCAAAGCCAAACTGATAAATTAGAAACAAATTTCAGAACTTGGTCTACTACTGATGATGATATGAATGCAGGTCAAGGAAGTCCAGGAAGTACAACAAGTAATACGCAAGAAGGAGGCGAAGGATAATGAGCGAACTTAAAGAAATTAACGACCAGCTAAAGGCTTTGTCAATAAATGTAGAGATGATTAGTCAAGCCATTACAGGCTCAAAACTAAATAGAAACGGAATCCTTCAAAGATTAGAAACAATCGAAGATGCGTTAGAAGAAACTGAAACTAAAGTTCAAGAGGTTAGAGATTATAATACTGGCATAAACTGGGCAATTAGAATTGGTGCTTTTATTTTAACTATCACAGGCGTTAATTTTGTTAAGGAGTTCTTATGGCACAAATAAGCGAAGAAGGATTAAAATTATTAGTCGAGTTTGAAGGATTAAAGTTAGATGCTTACTTATGCCCTGCTGGAGTTTGGACTATTGGTATAGGCTCAACTAAATACGCTAATGGACACCCTGTAAAGAAAGGCGATAAAATAACTAAAGAGCAGGCTTATAAGCTATTCTTAGACACTTCTGATAGTTACACTAACTGCATTAAAAGATATGTCATTAGAGAGCTTAAACAGAACGAATTTGATGCTTTATTCTGCCTTTGTTATAATATCGGTTGCGGAGCATTTGCAAAGTCATCTTTGGTTAAGTTTATTAACGGAGGTCAAACGATTGAAAAAATAAGAATAGGCTTTTTGATGTGGATTAAAGTAGGTGGTGTAGTAAGTAAAGGTTTAATGAGAAGAAGATTAAGGGAGTTCAATTTGTATGCGAAGATTAAATAATACACTTTCTACCATATTTGGCGCAATTGTAGCTATTGCTAACGCTTGGATTACGATTGATTGGGATAACTTTATTTGGTCTATTAATACAGGCTTTAAACTATTCCTATCGGCTTTAATTGCTTTGGGAGGATATATGACAACAATTAATCATAAACGCTTGAATAAAAAATAGTTGCATTTACTAAAATAATTAGTAATTTCGAGAAACATTAAAACTATGTACAGACCAAGATTAACAGAGACTGAGTATAACCAATACCAGCTTAAAAAATTAACGGATAAAAAGACTTATAAACTATTCGTATTTTCTGACCCTCACGGTTGGTTAGCTGACCTTAAATGCTTACGAGTAATCAATAACATCTTACAACATAATAAGTTTGATGAAGTTTGTATTAACGGTGATATAGTAGATTTACCTTTTGTATCTAAGCACACGAATAAACTTTATATGGAGGGAATCCTTAAAGATTATAACGAAGTAGAGGAGTTCAGATATACTGAAGAACAAATCTTAAAACCTTTAAGACTTTCAACTGATGCAAAGATTCGCATTCGTACTGGAAACCACGATGAGCGAGTAACAAAACCATTCTTATTATCTAAAGGTCAATTAGCAAGATTAGCTATTCTTTATAAACACTTTGAATCTACTAAGTTTGAGGAAATGCTGCACCTGGCGGAGAATGATATGATATACGACCCAACGGATGTATTTACTTACTTTAATATTTTTGATATTACTCACGGTTTATCTTTGACTAAGAACGCAAGTGAGAAGAATATTATCGAGTACTGGGGTTCAGGTTGTACAGGACACACTCACAGATTAGGAATGCGATACATTCGTAATAGGCATAATATTAATGCTTGGTTTGAGGTAGGATGCACCAGGTTAATGGAAGCAGTAGAATATCTACCAACAGGAAAGATAGCAGATTGGTGTCAAGGATTTTTAGAGGTTACTTTTAAAATAGATGGCGATAAAGTTTTGTTCTTTGCTCAGCCACACGCAATAATTGATTATAAATGTGTTTATAACGGTGTTTTATATGGAGAATAAAGAAGAAGAAATTTTTGATGTTACTGATGGCGAGATTTTAGAGGAGTTGAAGTTTTTTGTCTATTTTCTTTTTGAATTAGAGGAGAAATCACTACTTTTATTCCCTTCGTACAAGACCTTGACACAAGCGAGGTTAATTAAAATGATAAACACACGATTAGACTTTTTAGATTATGACAACGAGGGAGAAATTGATAGCGAAGATTAACGAACTTTATTTAGAGATAGAAAGATTAAAAAAAGAACTTATAAAAGAAACCAAAAATGAAAACAATCGGAGAAGTTAACCACTTAGAGAATTGCGAGTGTTCGGAACTATGTACTAATTGCAGCGTTAAATATCAATTAAAACCAGTTGAATTAACTGGAGGTCAAATCGCTGATATTGTTACCAAGCCTAAATACTACAAAGTCGAAATCAAAGGCGTTCCTGTGGATGTTATAGATATAGCTAATGCTTACAATTTATCCTTTATGAAAGGCAACGCTATTAAGTATATTTTACGAGCTGGGAAGAAGGATGCTTTAGTGCAGGACTTAAAAAAGGCTATTGAATGCCTAAGTAGAGAAATCGAATATGAAGCCAGTAAGTAGGAATATTACTCTTTTTTGGTTAAATTTGCGAAAGGATAATAACATATCTTTAAATTATGGCAAAGAAATCAAAAGAAATAAAAGAATCCTTAAGCGAAGAAATTACAACCGAAATAGAGCAGGTAAACCCTTTGACTATTTCAGAGTGTTGCGCTAAGGAATACATCTCATCAGGTACTAAGGTATATTGCTCAATGTGCAAGGCTGATTGCAGGTTAGAAAGACAAAAGAAACTTATCAAATTATGGAGTCCAAAAGGTTAATAATTTTAATAGTAGTAATTTTACTATCTTCTTGCAAATCTAAAAAGCTGGTTGAAGTAACTAAAGTTGATTCTGTGGTTAATAAGATTGAGCAAGTCCAGGTTTTAACCGATTCAGGGAAAATAGAAACTACCGAAGAAGTCGTTTACGAATTCGATACGGTAGGAACACCACTTATTAGTCCTTCTCAAGCCATTAGAGGCGATTACAAGCTAAAACTAAAGTCTATTAAGGTAAAGAGGCACATCAAAGAAGATAAAGCCTTAAAAAGCCTTAAAATCGATAAGGTAGAAAATAAAGCTATCAAAGTAGAGAAAACCGCTACTATTAAGGAATCTTATCCTTGTAAGAATGAAATCCTGCTATTATTGGGTGCAATCCTTGCTATTTACTTAATCCTAAAAAAACTTTAAAATTATTCTCTTTGATTATCAGCGAGTTATGATTTATTTATAGCTTTTTGTAAAATAATGTTTTGGAATATAAAACTTAATTAAGATATTTGAATACCGAAACAAACCAAACGGTCTAAAACTATGAATACTTTAACTACAAAACTTTACGAATCACCAGTAAGAGATTTCTCTAACGAAGAATTACAATGTATCTGCTGCGGTAAGAAAATGAAAACAGGATTAGTTGACTGGGTTATGATTAGTGAAAAATGGGAAGTTGTAAATCCTAATATTGTAAATGCACAAAATGCTAAAGAATTAGTAGGAGCAGAAATTCAAGCAGTATATCCAGTAGGTTCTGATTGCGCTAAAAAAATGAAAGGCTTTACTTTTAAAGAAATATTAGAAAAAAATTAAACCAAAGGGGCGCAGCATCCTACACTGCATATAAACTATGTTCAATTATCCAAAAGAGCAATCATTTGAGCAAGGCTTAAAAGATGCAATCAACAAGCTAACTAACCAGTTATCTGATGTACAGAAAGACCCTTACCAATTAAGGCAAGTACACACAAGAATCCAAGTTTTTAAAAGAGCATTACAATTACTAAATGATATACCGCAAAGAACAAGCTAAAGAAATCAAAGCACTAAACATAGGGGAGACTATGGAAGTGGATGAACGAGAAGGAAACCGTATCAGGTCTTTACTCAATTATTACAAGAAATACAATGGCAAGGCTTACACTTGCAAAGGTAGAGTTAATCACATTTTATTAATCACAAGAACCAAATGAAAAAGCTATTAAAACCAATTATTGAGGAAATTAATATTGTCGATATTGATGGTATTAACAAGTATTACACCGAGTACACAGATGGATTCATTATTTATAACCATAGATTTGACCATTTAGATTTAAAGAAGTGGGTAGTGGATAACTACGATATTTCGAGAGGAGAAGTTAAAATAGAGATAGCACCAGCATCAATCGAACAAGCTGAAAATCCAATTTACTTTACTCAAGATGTCGATGACTTTATAGAAGAAAATTACGAGGAATTAATCCTTTCAATTTTAACACAACCAGTATTGGCTTGTCAATCTAATTTTGCTAACGCTTTGTATAACATTTGTAAGCCGAAATAATGAGCATAATTACCGTACATAAATTTATAGCAAATCCACCGAAGGAAAGTAAGTTGGAGAAGTTAGTTAGGCTTTATAAGCAAACATTACAAGATGGTAATTACTGCAAATCAGTCCAGGCAATGTATCTTATCAATCGTTTAAAAGAAGCTGAAATTCAAAGAGTTACCAACGATTACGAGCATCATATTGCTAAGCAAATAATTAAAAATAATTACTTGAATTTAATCAAATAAATAGTATCTTTAAAAACCAAAACTAAACAAATGAAAAATTTAATCAAAATCCAAAGCGAGTTAAAATCGCCTAAAAACCAAAGAAATAACTTTGGTAATTACAATTATAGAAATTGTGAAGATATTTTAGAAGCAGTAAAGCCATTGCTTGATAAATATGAGTGTGCAGTTACCATTAGCGATGATATTGTAGAAGTTGGTGGTAGAGTTTATGTAAAAGCTACTGCTACATTTTATGATATTAAATTAGGTATAAATTCAAGTGTTTCAGCTTATGCAAGAGAACCAGAACAACAAAGGGGAATGTCAGAAAGCCAAATTACTGGTGCGAGTTCCAGTTATGCTCGGAAATATGCTCTTAATGGTTTATTCCTTATTGATGATACCAAAGATGCTGATGCTACGAATGTTCACGATGCTGCACAAGCAGTAGCTGATAGAATGGCTAAACCAATTTTAAAAGTAGGTACTGAATTATTTGATAAGTGCAGAGCAGGTTACCTAAAGGACAACAAGAATCTAAAAGCTATCCAAGAGAGATATACAATGGATGAAAATACCTTAAGACTTTTAACAACCAATCCAAATGAAATACTTTAAAGCAAGACCATCCTCGTTAGGTAAACTAATGAGCAAGTCTAAAAAGCCAGGCGAACTTTCGCAAACTTGTATAACCTATCTTAAGAACTGGTATGCAGGAGATACTGAAGAACTTGATTCCAAGTATTTAACCAAAGGCATTTTATTGGAAGATGAAGCGATTGAGTTTGCAGCTAAAGTTTTATACGGTGGTATCAAAGCCTATAAGAATGAAGATATTTATTCAAACGAGTGGTTAGTAGGAACGCCTGATGTTATATTAGAAAATTCAATTATTGACACCAAGTGTTGTTGGAATAGAAAAACATTACTTGATTCAGCTTTAGAATTAAATAAAGATTACGAATATCAATTGAGGGGTTATATGGCTTTGTGCAATAAAGAGTTTGCTACCTTATTTTATTATTTAGGCGATACTCCAGCAGCAGCAAATTATGGCACAAAAATAAGCTATTCACATTTAGAAGACTTTGAACGCTGGGTCTCTTACGAGTTTAAACGAGATGAATCTATTGAGCAAGAAATCATCAACAAAGTTGAACAATGTAGAGCCTGGCTTCAAAATTACGACCAAGAAATACAAGCAAGAATCGGAACAAGAATTATAAACCTTTAAAAAATAGAAAAAATGAGTTCAATTATCAGCGCATCAATTGATGTAACAAGAATCGACAAAGACAAATTAGTAAAAGGTAAATACTTAAATGTATCTATCATAGTGGATGACAAAAACGACAAGTTTGGAAACAATGTTTCAATTACTTTAAGCCAGTCAAAAGAAGAAAGAGATGCAAAAGCACCTAAGACTTATATGGGTAATGGTAAAGTAGTTTGGGGACAAGGTAAGGTAGAAGAAGCTACTAAACAAACTGATGATAGTTTACCCTTTTAATTAAAGATATTACTGCTGCTACAAGCGTTCTTTTTGCGGTAAAGAGATAGAGGCGTCCTGACTAAAAAAAATTTTAGGGGAATGTTTAACAATTTTAACAGGGTAGCGCCCAAATGCCTATGAGTAGCGTAGGTATTTTAAATAAAACCAAAACAATAAATAAAATGAAACCAAAACAGTATAATAAAAAACAATTAGAAGCTGTAAGTAATATACTTAATCTACACGGAGAATATAAAGCGTTAGAAATATTTGGTGCTGGAAATATTATAGAAAATAAAGGAATGAAGTTTTTTCTTGAAGATTATAGTAAATTTGAAGGTAAAAAATTATCTCAAAAAAAGAAGATTGAATTAAAATTAATGATAGCAAGATATTATGTTCTTTATTTAGAAGGGGGATTAGGTATATTATAATGGATTTTTTAGAAGAATATAGAACAGGTAATTTTACCATTCAGGATTTAAGCAAGAAATACTTAATATCTGAGAAACGAATAAGAGAAGTATTAAGAGCCAAAGGAATTAGGACTAAGCACTTAAAAACCAAGAAAATAGCCTTAAAAGCTGATGCCACATTTGATGCCTTTTTAGAAGAATATTTAAAAGAAGGCAAATCAATGGCATATTACGCTGAAAAGTATGGAGTACCAGTTTACTCTTTAAATAAAAGATTGACAAAATACTTTAAATTAAGAAGAATATAGTTATATTTGCATTGTATTAAGATACCTAATAAGAAGTAGTGAGCTTGTTAGATATTACAAATTGGTTATATAATAACCTGAATCCTGTCGAAACTCACTACCGATGGGATTCTTTTTTTTACCTAAATGAACACATTTTATTTTTCTCACGATTATACCGCCAGGAGCGATATAAAAATCAAAAAGCTAATAGCTACTCAAGGTATGCTTGGCTATGGTATTTACTGGTCTTTAGTAGAAGATTTATACCACAACAATAACAAATTAGAAAACAATCCAGCTTTACTTGCTTACGATTATAGATGTTCAATTGAATTAATAGAATCTGTAATTAATGACTTTGATTTATTCATAGTTTCGGATGGGTATATTAGTAGTAATAGCATACAAAAAAGACTGGATGAAAGGAATGACAAAGTAACTAAAGCAAAGCAGTCTGCGAGTAAAAGATGGGAAAAGAAGGCTGAAAATGCAGAAAAAGTAGAAACGCAATGCGACTCCGATGCGAACGCAATGCGAACGCAATGCGATGGCAATGCTATAAAGGAAAGTAAAGTAAAGGAAAATAAAGTAAATAAAAGGAAAGTAAAAGAAGATATATTTATACCTCCTGTTTTAGAAGATGTTATTATTTATTTTGATGAAAATGGATATTCTAAAGAAGCAGCAACTAAGGCTTTTAATTACTATAACAATCTTGGTTGGAAAAATAGCAAAGGCAACCAGGTACTAAACTGGAAAAATACTATGCTAAATAATTGGTTTACTCCTCAAAATGAAAAGAAAAAATATCATCTTTACCCTAAATTAATGAACTAATGGACTTTATACGCAAATATTCGGATATATCCGATTCTTTAAATAATCTTTACGAGAAAGGTTTAGCCAAAGGTGCTACCGTAGGATTCTCACAAATGGACAACCTAATATCTTTTAAAAAGGGTGCAACTTCTTACATTTACGGAACACCTGGAAGTGGTAAGTCTGAATTTTGGTGGGAATGTTTAATCGCTTTAACTAAAAAACATAAATGGAAGCATTTAATATTTTCTCCTGAAACTGGAACTCCTACTGAAATCTTTGCAGAGATATTACACAAATGGTCAGGTAAAGCATTCTTTGATTTGGATGGGAATAAGTTAGGTAAGATGACACAAGCTGAGATGTTTAGATACGGTCAAGAAGTAAGCGAATATTTTTATGTTATGGACACAGGAGAAAGAGATATTACTTTGACTGACTTTTATGCTTCTGTTGAGCAATACGATGTTCAATTTGATACGGTTACTACTGACCCTTTTAACGAGGTTAAGCACGAACTAAATGGAGAAGCAAGAGATATGTATATGGCAAGAGTTTTAGGTAAGATTAGAATGTACTCAAGAAAATATAACTACCATCACGCTATCATTATGCACAACGCAAGGGAAACTGGAAGCAAAAGAGAACAAGATGGAATAAGCTATTACCCTCCTGCTGACCCACGATATATTGATGGTGGAGAAACGGCATTCAGGAAAGGCGAACAAATGATTTGTGTTTGGAGATACCCTAAAGGCTTTAAAGATGAGTTTGGGAATATGTATGAAGCTAACCAGGTTAAAATAATAGTTCAAAAGACAAAACCAAAAGGGATAGGTAATTTAGGCGAATTTGACTTATTCTTTGATAAATATAAGAACTGCTATTATGAAGAAATAAACGGAATTAAAAGTTATGCAGGAAAATATGTTACATTTGAATTACCAAAACAATTACCTTTTTAATTATGGAAAATAAACAAGAATTTTATGCTACAATTATAGCAGAAGCAATTACTGGTGGTAATATAGATTTATTTACAGATGAAATTGCAAGAATATCTATTAAAATATCTAAATTGTTAATCGAAGAACTAAACAACTATGAACATACAAGAATTTGCTAAATATTCAGAAGCCAGGCTTTTTAGTTTAGAATTATTTGAACAATTACCAATCCATAAGCTATCTTCGCAGTATTATGTGGATGCTTTAAGAGAAATCATAAGCCTAATTAATCCAGCGCAAGACAAGAAATTTATATTATCAGATGAGAAAGTTACCCGAGTTAAGTGATACATTAAAAGCTGTTTTAGAGGCTGACCTTGATAAAAGGATTCCAAAGACTGATTTTAGGCAATCAACCTTGTACAAGATAGCAGATTTACTCTGTGTGATGCAAATAAAGCTATTAGAGGCAAATAAAACTAAATTAGGTACAAAGACCTACCAAGATAATTTAACTGCCTTAGAAACGCTTAATTTGGCTTTTACGATATTGACTGATTTGCAAGGCGAGAATTTGCTTTTACGAAATGAGTTATTAACTTTGAGGCACGAAGCGGAAATAATTATAGCAGAATTGACTGAAAGAGTTAAAACGCTGGAGATGATAGATGATTTGTAAAAGATGTATAGGTGGGATTGATAAGATTTAACACCTGCAATATTTACAAAGGGTGTAATGTCCTGTTTTTTAACGAATTAACTGGACAAAGTGAATGAAACTTTACTAAAACTTTATGCAAACATTTAACAAGCAGCAAAAAAACAATTAACAAATTATATAACTTAAACAACAAACAAAATGACACCAAAAGAAAAAGCAAAAGAATTAGTAGATAAATTCTACCAAACTACACCATATGAGGCTTTTATAGATGAGCCTTATGGAATAGGTGTAAAATATAAAGCGTGGGAACAAGCTAAAGAATGTGCATTAATAGCAGTTAATGAAATGTTAGATAATGATGGTTGGTCATCAAGCCAATATGGATGGGATGTATTTAAAAAATATTTTATAGAAGTTAAAAAAGAAATAGAAAACCTTTAATCAACAAATAAAATGGGAGAAACAGCAGTAGAATGGATAGAAGATAAAATACAATCTGATATGACATTTATTGAAATTCTTGGGTTAATAAGACAAGCCAAAGAAATGGAGAAGCAACAGATAATGGCTGCATTTAATGAAGGTGAGATTAATAGTGTAGATTATTTTAATGTTGAAAATATAACAATAGAAGAAGCAGAACAATACTACAACGAAACATTTGAAAAATGACAATACTATTTATAATATTAGCAGCTTTCTCTAATGCAGTAATGGATGTATTAAGCACCAGGTACGATATATCAATCTTTAGAGACTTTAAGAATGAGAAGTTTTGGGATTGGAGGCTAAGCTGGAAAAACAAATGGAAGAACGGTAGTATCTTAAACGGAGAACGATTCTTTTTATCTTCTACTTGGTTAGTCTTTTTAACCGATGCCTGGCATTTATTTAAGGCTTTAATGTTAGCTTTTGTATCTTTGGCTATTATCTTTTATAAACCTATTTTTGGAATGTTAGATGTATTTTTATTCTGCATTATTTGGGGAGTAGTATTTGAAGTATCTTATAATAAAATCCTTGTGAAATGAGTACAACAATCTTAAAAAAGAAAGCTGATGCTATATTTTCGACTTATATTCGTTTAAAGTACGCTGATGAGAATTTAGATGTCCAGTGCTTTACTTGCGATAAGGTTTTACCATACAAGAAGATACAGAATGGTCATTTTTATTCAAGAGGTATTTTAAGTTTAAGATATGATGAGCAAAATTGCCGCCCTCAGTGCTACGGATGCAATATAGCCAAAAGCGGTAATTATATCGAATACTATAAAAGACTTGAAAAAGAAATAGGTAAGGGTGGAATGGATTTTCTTGAACACAAGAGGCACCAGGTAAAAAAGATGGGTAAGTTGGATTATCAGGAGTTGATTGACCTATACACGCAAAAAGTAGCTGAATTATAAAAAAATATTACCTTTGTAAAATGAAAACCGAATTAGTAAGCATAAAATTAGTAAAGTCAAACCCGAACAATCCAAGAATTATAAAGGATGATAAGTTTGCAAAATTAGTAGCATCAATTAAGGAGTTTCCAAAGATGCTTGAAATAAGACCAATTGTTGTAAACGATGATATGATAGTCTTAGGTGGTAATATGAGATTAAAGGCTTGTATTCACGCTGGATTAAAAGAAGTTCCAATTATTAAAGTTTCAGATTTGACAGAGCAAGAACAAAAGCAGTTTATTATTAAAGATAATGTAAGCGGTGGCGAATGGGATTGGAATATGTTAGCTAATGAATGGGATGCTGAAGAACTTGATGCTTGGGGATTAGATGTACCTGATTTTGGTAAAGAATTAGAAGCTGAAGAAGATGACTTTGAAGCACCTGAAGGCGGAATAGAAACGGATATTGTTTTAGGAGATTTATTTGAGATAGGGGAACACAGATTATTATGTGGAAGCAGTACAGAAATAGACCATATTGATATTTTAATGGATGGTGTAAGTCCTGATTTAATACATACTGACCCTCCTTATGGAATGAATGCAGTTAGTAAAAGTGGAGTATTAAAAAAGAATTACAATACTGATATTTTAGGAGATGATAATACTGATGTTGCTAAAGATAGTTTTAATCTAATTTATTCATTATATCCAAAATCAAATCATATATGGTGGGGGGCTAATTATTATTCTTCTGCTTTGCCAGATAGTGAATGTTGGTTTGTTTGGGATAAAAATAATGGAGGAAGCGACCAGACAGATTGTGAATTAGCTTGGACTAATATTAGAAGTGTTGTTAGACAATTTACACAAGCATCTGAAAAAACAAATAGGGTACATCCAACTCAAAAACCAGTTTCATTAGTTGAATGGTGTATTGATAAAACAAAAGATAATATTAAAACAATAGCTGATTTTTTTGGTGGTAGTGGTGTTACAATGGTAACTGGGCAACAAAAAGGAGTTAAAACTTATTTAATGGAATTAGACCCAAAATACTGCCAAGTAATTGTAGATAGGATGAAAAAACTTGACCCAACCTTGATTATCAAGAAGAACGGAGTACCTTTGTAAAACGAGAAAAAATCGTGAGATATGGCAAATGAGCAAAACTTAAAGCCATTCCAAGTAGGCAATCCTGGTGGACCAGGAAGACCTAAGGGAGTGCAAAATAGTAAGACAAGACTTTTACGTTTACTTGAATTAGTTACTAAGGTACGAAACCCAGTAACTGGAGAGGAGGAGGAATTTAGCATAGCAGAGCAATTAGATATGCAAATTATAGCTAAGGCAAGAAAGGGCGACCTTAAAGCCTATGAGATTATCTTAGACCGATTAGAGGGTAAGCCTAAGCAATCAACAGAGGTAGAAGTGAGCGGTGGAGTAAACATAACTTGGGAGGAGAAAAAAACATACGTTGGAAATACTGGTAGCCTATAATGGAATTATCAATAAAACAAACCATAGCCTTAGATTTACTTGAAGATAAAACCACAAATGAGATTTTATTTGGCGGTGGGGCTGGTGGTGGCAAAACTGCATTAGGTTGTTACTGGCAGTTAAAGCAAAGACTAAAATACCCAAACACAAGAGGCTTAATAGGTCGTGCCGTACTAAAAACACTTAAGGAAACTACCCTTGTGTCATTCTTTCAAGTGGCAAAGATGCAAGGCTTAGAAGCTGGTAAGCATTACAAGTACAATGGGCAAATGAGCCAAATAGAATTATTTAACGGCTCAATTATTCTACTTAAAGACCTTTACGCTTACCCTTCCGACCCAAACTTTGATGAGTTGGGTTCTTTAGAGATTACAGATGCTTTTATAGACGAGGCTAACCAAATTGAAGATAAGGCACGAAATATTATCAAGTCAAGGATAAGATACCAGCTTGATGAAAACGAACTAATACCTAAAGTACTTTACACTTGTAACCCAGCAAAGAACTGGACCTACTCGGAGTTTTATAAGCCACAAGTAGACGGCACAATAGCAAAGAATAAACAATTTATCGCATCCCTAATTGACGATAACCCATTTATCTCAAAGCACTATAAGGAAAACCTTTTAACCTTAGATACAGTTTCAAAGGAGCGTTTGCTATTTGGTAACTGGGAATATTCAAATGATCCATCAACTTTAATAGACTATGACAAAATTCTTGATGCTTTCAATAGCGGCTATTTACCTAATGGCTCACGTTACATTAGTTGTGATGTTGCACGTTTCGGCAGCGATTCTACTGTTATTGGTATATGGGATGGTTTTAGGGTTAAACTTCATCAGTATCAAGGCAAGTCAGTTGTGGAAGTGGCTAACATCATAAAGCAATTTCAAGCCGAGTTCCAAATACCCAATTCACAAGTGGTGGTGGATTCCGATGGTGTTGGAGGTGGAGTTGCAGATATGATTCAAAGTTGTAAGAATTTTGTCAATAATAGTTCTC